TTGCCAAAGGCAAAAGATGCGAGAGCGGACAAAGCCTTTGAAATGTATAAGCAAGGGCTTAAGCTGATAGAGATTGCAAACCAGCTCGGGATAGCCGAGGGAACTGTGCGGAGCTGGAAGAACCGGTATAAGTGGGATGATGACGGCAATGCAACGTTGCGAAAGAAAGAGAAAAAGGAATGCAACGTTGCGAAAAAGATTGCAACACAAACTAATGATGCATCGTGGATAGAGATAGAACATGAATATGTGACCGACATAAGCAGAAAGCCTTGCAGTTTAGAGGATTTAGCAGATAAGTACGATATCCCGATTAAAACATTAAAGGACAGGTGCGCAAAAGACGGCTGGGTAAGAAAAAGAACTGAGTACGTTCTTGATACGTGCCAAAAAGCAAAGGAAAAATCTTCTGATGCGGATGCAGACAGGATAGTACGCCTTTTATCCATTGCAGATAAGGCGGCAGAGAAAGCAGAACAGGCACTAGGCGAACTGGAACAGTATGTTGTGCGAGACAAGAAAAAGGTCAAGACGGTTGAATATAAAGATAATACAGCCATCGGGAAGCCTACCAAGGAAATCATAGATGAGACGGAGCACATCAACATTGCAAGCGGTCCCATTGATAGATTGGGGTTATCCCAAGTGACCGGAGCGTTAAAGAATCTTAAGGAAATTTATATGATACCGGCAACACTTGAAAAACAGAGTGCTGAAACAGCACTGCTAAAAGCTAAGGTGCAGACCGATGATGAGGAAGAGACTGCGGATGACGGATTCTTAGAAGCGCTGCAGGGAAGTGCCGCGGAGGATTGGATGGATGAAGAAAATTAAGCAGACATTCAAATTCAAGCCCTTTTCTAAAAAACAGCGCATGGTATTAAATTGGTGGTGCGATACATCACCAGTTAAGGATATGGATGGCATCATTGCAGATGGGGCAATCCGTTCCGGTAAAACGGTATGTATGTCGTTGTCCTTTGTGATGTGGGCGATGACACAATTTAACGGTCAGAATTTTGGTATGTGCGGAAAAACAATCGGCTCTTTCCGGCGTAACGTACTGTTCTGGCTTGAAGTGATGTTACGGAGCCGCGGCTATACTGTAGCAGACCATAGAGCTGACAATCTGGTCGTTGTGACAAGAGGAGAGACGACCAATTACTTTTATATATTTGGCGGCAAAGATGAGCGTTCACAAGACCTTATCCAGGGTATTACCTTGGCTGGGGTCTTTTTTGATGAAGTGGCGCTGATGCCGGAAAGCTTCGTGAACCAGGCAACCGGACGATGCTCTGTTGAGGGATCGAAGTATTGGTTCAACTGTAACCCGGACGGACCGTATCATTGGTTCAAGACGGGATGGATTGACAAAGCAACTGGATATCTGGGGAAAAAGAAAACACAGGAGATAAGAGAAAAAGCTGCAGCAGAGAACCGGGATCCGGGATTAAAAGAGATTTTATATCTGCATTTTACGATGGATGATAATTTATCTCTGTCGGAGAAAATCAAGGAAAGATACCGCAGTATGTATACAGGTGTATTCTACCGGCGGTATATCCGTGGCTTGTGGGCGATGGCAGAGGGCATTATCTACGATATGTTCGACACTGCCAAGCATGTGATATCGAATCTGTCAGATCTGGTCAATACGAATTACTATGTATCCTGCGATTATGGTACGCAAAATGCCACGGTATTCCTGCTGTGGTGCAAAGAGCGTTCCGGACGGTGGGTGTGTTGCCGGGAGTACTATTATTCCGGCCGAGATGAGGAAAGGCAGAAAACGGATAGTGAGTATGCGGATGATCTGGAGCGGTGGCTTGGTGGTATAAAGCCAGTGAAGATCATTATAGATCCATCGGCAGCGTCCTTCATTGCGGAGTTGAAAAAACGAGGCTATGCGATCAAGAAAGCAAAAAATGATGTGTTGGATGGAATCCGGTTTGTGGCATCGTTGCTGAATCAAGGGAAAATTGCCATCAGTGACCAGTGTCCGAATACGATCAAAGAGTTTGGGTCGTATATCTGGGATCAGAAAGCATCTGAGCGTGGCGAGGATAAACCGGTAAAGCTGCACGATCATGCGATGGATGCTCTTCGGTATTTCTGTTATACGATTATTCGCAAGCCGGGCGGCATCAGCATTTTAAAATAGAGGTGAGAACATGGAACTTGAGGTAATGAAAAAACTCATAAGAAAATACGAACCTGGGCATACACGATTTTCCTTGCGGGCGATGCAGGCGGAGCGGTACTACCGGAATGAAACGGATATTCTGGTGAAAGTCAAGTCCGAAGACGAGAAAAAGAAAGAGGATTCTGATAACCCTCTGCGTAATGCAGATAACCGGATTCCCCGGAACTTTCACGGACTCATCGTAAACCAGAAAGCCGCTTATATGTTCACAGCACCGCCGCTCTTCGATATCGGGAATGAGCATGGAAATGAAGTCGTGACAGAAGTACTCGGTGATGAATACCGGAAAAACTGCATGGAGCTGTGCGTCAATGCTGCCAATGCGTCGGTGGGATGGATTCATTACTGGGAGGATGAAGATGGAACATTCCAGTGGGCGGTAGTCGACAGCAAGCAGATTATTCCGATCGAATCCCACAATCTGAAAAAGAAGTTGCTAGGTGTTCTCCGTATGTACGATGAAATCGACGAGGAAACAGGAGATACCTATGCAATTTATGAGTATTGGGATAAGGAAAGCTGCTGGTCATTCCGACGGAAGAACGGCGATACCTTGGATGATGGGCTGTTCTACTACAATACGTTCATGGTGCCGGATACCGGCGATTTTACCGCAGAATATCGGCACGAATTCGGAGAGGTGCCGTTTATTCCATTCCCGAACAACAACACGAATACAAATGATCTGAAAAACATTAAGCCGCTGATAGACGTATACGACAAGGTCTACAGCGGTTTTATCAATGACTTGGATGATATTCAGGAATTGATATTTGTCCTGTCCGGGTATGGTGGCACGGATCTCGATACGTTTCTGGCAGATCTAAAAAAATACAAGACCATTAAGGTGGACGGTGATGAGGGCAGCAACCCGGGGGTGAGTACACTCAATATTGAGATCCCGATTGATGCCCGCAACAGCGTGTTAGAATCCACCAGAAAGGCTATATTTGAACAGGGGCAGGGATTTGATCCGCAGCCGGAGAACTTCGGAAATCAGAGCGGAGAAGCGCTTAAATTCATGTACTCGCTGCTTGAAATGAAAGCCGGGCTGACGGAGACGGAGTTCCAGCTTGGGTTCGCCCGTCTGGTAAGAGCGATATGCCGCCATGAGGGAATTGATTGCAAGAAAATTATCCAGACATGGACCCGCACTTGTGTAAAAAATGACACGGAGCAGGCACAGATTTGCAAGGATTCGGTTGGGATTGTCAGTAAAAAGACGATTCTCAAAGCGCATCCGCTTGTCGAGGATGTAGACGCTGAATTGAAGCAGTTGGAGAAAGAGGCACAGGAAGCACAGGAGAAAGCAGATGCTTACGCCGGTGCTTTTGATGCATCTAAAAATAGCACTGAAACAGATAGCAATGAGAAAGCAGATGCCGAGCAGTGAAATGAGGTGAGTGCATGGGAGAACGGACAAGTGAATACTGGCAGGAGCGCTTCCGGCAGTTGGAAGAATCACAGCATGATACGTCCGTTCAGACCGTGCAGGAGATTGAGCAGGAGTTCCGGCGGGCAGAGCAGGCTCTTGACGGGAAGATTAACGCCTGGTATCAGCGGTTTGCTGCCAACAACGGCATTTCAATGGTGGAAGCCAGACGTTTGCTTAACAGTGAAGAACTGGAAGAGTTCCGGTGGGATGTGCAGGATTATATTAAATACGGGCGCGAGAATGGCATAAATCAACAGTGGGCAAAACAGCTTGAGAACGCATCCGCAAAGGTGCATATCAGCAGATTGGAAGCTCTCAAGGTGCAGACACAGCAGGAAATTGAAAAGCTGTACGGAAATTATCATGATTCCATAGACGAACATATCGCAAATCTGTACACATCCGGATATTACCATACCGCATACGAAGTGCAGCGAGGTATCAGTGTTGGCTGGCAGATGCAGAGCTTTAATCCGGAAAAGGTTAATGACATCATACATAAGCCCTGGGCGGTGGATGGACGCAACTTCTCGGACCGCATTTGGACGGATAAAACGAAGCTGATTAACAATATGCACGATTCCTTAACGCGGATGTGCATCACCGGAGAATCGCCGGATAGAGCTATACGGGAAATATCCCAGAACATGAAAGTAAGTAGATCACAGGCGGCGCGAATTGTTCAGACGGAATCAGCCGCTTTTTCTGCTAAGGCACAGGAAATGTGTTTTTCTGACCTTGGGGTGGAGGAGTTCGAGGTGGTAGAGACATTGGACAGCCACACTTGCCCCGCCTGCGGGGAGATGGACGGGAAACACTTTCCGATGAAAGATTATAAGATTGGTGTTACCGTGCCACCGTTCCATCCGAATTGCCGGGGATGCACCTGCCCGTATTTCAACGATGAATTTACCACGGGGGAAAGAGTTGCGCGCGGGGCAGATGGCAAGAAGTATTATGTGCCGGAGAATACGACGTATAAGGAGTGGAAGAAATCGTTTGCGGATGGTAATACAGAGAAAGGAATTAGCGGCAAGTATTCACAAAAGACGTATGACAATAAGGTTGATGTAGGTTTTGTAAAGAGCACGGAGTATAGAAAGAAGTTTGAGAATCTTGATGAGAATGAAAATACTCAGAAGACAATATGGCAGAAAGCACGCGACATTTTAGTACATCGAAACGGAACTAATAAAGAAGATATGTATTTAATTAGTGTCATCGATGGAAAGATAAAAGGGAAAAGCGTTGCTGCAAAAGAAGATAATATAGTTGAGTATAATAAAAGCCTGAGAGATGCGGTAGAAATAGAACCAAGAGGAACACTTATAAGTATACATAATCATGGAACAAATATTCCTCCGACTGGAGCAGATTTTGCGTCAGCGGGTTATAGGGGATACAGAAAGGGAATTGTTGTATGTCATAATGGAGATGTATATGTATATGAGGTTGGCGACAAGCCGTTTTCCCAAAGATTATTTGATGAGACTGTTGAAAAATACAGAAAAAGTGGATATAATAAAGGCATAGAAGCAAATACAAAAGCGTTAGAGCAGTTTGAAATGGACTACGGAATAAAGTGGAGAAAATTATAATGAGCAAGAAATATTACGATGGTCCGGTGCAAGATACGGAACGAACTCTTGAAGAACTGGAAAAGGACATTGAAAAGGAAAAAAAACGGTGTGAAAAAATGAATAGTTGGGAAGACGCAGAATAATACCACCAGCCAATAACGGTTAGGTGGTATTTTTATACCCAAAATCAGAAGGAGGAATGATGAATCGAGAAATAATAGAGAATCAGATTATACTGTGCTTGGAGTTGCAGAAAAAGTGCGGAATTGAAAACATAGAAACATTTCTGGCTCTTAGTAAGCGCGTGGTAGAGCTTGATAAAATGCTAAGTAGTACGGAGGAACATCCACCAGATACGAAAACACAGAGCAAAGCAGAAGTATTTTAATAATAACAGGACAACCGGAAATTTATGAACCGAACGGCGTAGAGGTGACGCCAAGTAAGTTTCTCCGGCAGTCCTGTTTTTATATTGTCCGAAAGCCTTATGACGTTTAAACTGCGGCAATTTGCCCTTATGCATGGCATCAAAACTGCATACTGCTTGTGGAGACACCACGCTTAAAAACGGTGCAGGAAAGGAAACTATGGAATTTTTAAAAGACATTTTAGGCGAGGATCTCTATAAGCAGGTGTCAGATACCGTCAATGCCTATAACGGAAAGCCGGAGAATAAGGATAAGCAGGTAAAGCTTGCAGACCTTGGATCTGGTCAGTATGTTGACAAAGGCAAGTATGATACCGCCGTGGCAGAAAAAGAGAATCTTGCCGGTCAGATTAAGACACTCAACACAACTATCGGAGATTTAAAGAAAAATAATGCCAATAACGAGACGTTACAGACCACTATTGCCAATCTGCGGGGAGAACTTAAAAAACAGCAGACTGCAAGCGAGGAGATTGCAAAGACCTATGCGCTGAAAGATTCCCTCACAAAGCAGGGCGTACTTGATCCGGATTATCTGATCTACAAAGCCGGTGGCCTTGAGAAGTTCAACTTCGACAAGGAAGGAAAGCCGATCGGCGTGGAAGAGGTTGTGAAGCCATACAAAGATGATGCGGCTATGGCTCACCTGTTCAAGCAGGAGCAGTCCAAACCGCCGTACAACCCAAAGAATGGGGGCGCAGGCGGTGTGACGAATCCATTCGCAAAAGACACTTTTAATCTGACCGAACAGGGACGTATGTTAAAAGAAAATCCGGCGCAGGCAAAAGAACTTGCCGCAGCGGCCGGAGTAACACTGTAAGAAAGAGAGGATGATAATTTATGGCAATTACAAAGATTGCAGACGTAATTGTACCGGAGCTTTTTAACCGGTATGTAATCAACAGAACAATGGAGCTGTCCGCGTTCTTCCAGAGCGGAATCGTGGTAAACAGCCCGGAATTTGACGCACTGGCAAGCGAGGCAGCCAGAACACACAATATGCCGTTCTTCGAGGATTTACAGGGTGAGTCCGAGGCAATCCTTGAGGATGTGAAGATGACCGCAAAGAAGATCGGTTCCAACAAGGATGTATCCACAACAATCTACAGACAGAATATGTGGGGAGCAAGTAATCTTTCCGCGGCGCTGGCCGGAGCTGATCCGATGAAAGCCATCGGTGATCTGGTGGCATCCTACTGGGCAAGAGATATGCAGAAGGAGCTTATCTCAATCCTTGCTGGAGTGTTCGGCACCACTACTGCGGGGGCAGAGGGAACACCGGCGGCAGAAACCAGAATGGCAGATCATATTCTTGACCTTACCACCGGAAAAACGGATGCGGCAAAGCAGATCAGCGCATCTGCGTTTATTGACGCATGCCAGCTGCTTGGCGACGCGCAGGCGCAGTTATCCGGCGTAGCGATGCACTCGGCGACAAAGTCTTTTCTGAAAAAGCTGAATCTGATCGAGACAGAGCGTGATTCTACGGATGTTGAGTTTGACACCTATCAGGGTAGACGCGTGACCGTGGATGATGGCTGCCCGGTAACTTCCGGTGGCGTGTATACGACATACCTGTTTGGCAATGGCGCGGTAGCGTATGGCAATGGTTCGCCGGTAGGATTTGTCGCTACGGAGGTTGATCGTGACAAGCAGACAGGCGGCGGTATCGATTATCTTATCAACCGTAAGGCGTTTATCCTGCATCCGAGAGGAATTGCATACACCGGAGCTGTTCGTGAGCATGTGGAGACACCGCTTCGTACAGAGCTTGCAATGGCGGAGAACTGGAAACCGGTATATGAGCCGAAGCAGCTTAGAATTGTAGCAATCAAGCATAAGATCGGTTAGGAGGCGCGGTATGGCAGAGGAAAGCAAGCTGACAGTCGAAAGGCTGTCGGCGCTTCTCGGGATAAGCGACCCGGATGAGACAGTGAAAGTCCACTTGGAGTTTGCGCTTGAAAATGCAGAGGATACGGTAAGAAACTACTGCCATATCGACGAGATTCCGGCAGGGCTGGAAACCACGGTACTGCGCATGGCGATGGATATTTACCGGAATGAGCATATGGGAAGTGCTGATATACCACAGACGGTTTCTTCGGTGCAGATCGGCGATACAACAACTTCTTTTAAGACTTCCGCAGCGGAGTTCTCGGAAAGCCTTATGAAGAATTACAAGCCGGTGCTGAACCGTTACCGGAAGGTGGTGTTTTGATGGATATGGTCAGAATGGCAATTGAAGCCATGTATGAAGATACCTGCACGGTTGTGGAACACCGTAAGACCAAGGAAAAGGGCGTTGTGACATACACGGACACCGTGGTCTTGGAAAATCAGCCGTGCAAGCTGTCGTTTGAGACGATCACACAGGCAGAAAAGACCGATGCGGCATCTCCGGTAGCGCAGGCGGTAAAGCTGTTTGTTGCGCCGGAGGTGGAAATCAAGAGCGGTTCCAAGATCATCGTGACACACTGTGGCAATTCCACGGAGTACACCAGGAGCGGCGTTCCGGGGATGCACCCGACGCATCAGGAAATTATGCTGGATTTATTTAAGGAGTGGGCTTGATGGGAAATACAAAGGTTGATCTGAAACAATTGGAGAAGTTCCGGGATAGAGTTCAGAAAGCTGCCGATGAGGAACAGCAGAGAGCGTTCATGGAAGCCTGTGCCAAGGAGTTGGCAGCACGATTGCTGGCAAAGGTTATTAAGCGTACTCCGGTAGGGGATTATTCTGGAGAAGCATATGAGTGTAAAGGAAAGGATATGAACTTTACTCATATGGGAAATAAAGTTTCTGGAAAGACAGGCGGAACGCTTAGGCGAGGGTGGACTACGCAGGCAGAAGGAAGTGGTGCGGAAGGATTGGATTCAAAAAGTGCAGTGCAGTTCGTGGACACTTTAAAAGTAAATCATTTCGGTGATACTTATGTGATTGAGGTACGAAACAGCGTAGAGTATGCCAGCTATATTGAGTTTGGGCATAGGAAAGCAAATCATAAGGGCTGGGTGCCTGGACACTACATGCTTACCATGTCCGAGAAAGAAATCCGCGATGCGGCACCAGGGGTTCTTCGGAAAAAGCTCAATAAGTGGCTGAATGAGGTGTTTGCATGATCAACGAAGTTTTAAAGGGCATCACAGATGCCTTATATGCCGCATTTGGCGATGACTATGAAATCCATACAGAAGCATCGATGCAGGACATGGAAGAGCCTGCATTTTTTGTGCGCTGCATCAATCCGGATGTGCCGCGAGGGCTTACCGGCCGCAGAAAAGCCACATTGCTTTTTATCGTGCAGTATTTTCCGGAAAGTGACGAGCCAAAGAAAGAGATCAATACCGTTTACGAACGTTTGAGCGAGTGCCTGGACCTCATAGAGGTAGAAGGTAAAATGGTGCGCGGTACGATCGAATGTAAGGACATATCGGACGATGTGATGTCGGCAACGGCAGAATATACGTTATTCCTGGGGCAGAGCCAGAAAGATGCGTATATGGAAGAATGCGAAGTGAAAGGAGAGGTAAACAGTGGCAGAAGCAGTTAATAAGGTTACTTATACCAAAGAGCAGATCATTGGTTCCAAGAAATATGCGGGCAGGGCGGATCTCCTGTCGGCATTACTGGAACCGGGAAAATCTTATACGCTTGAGGAAGTGGATAAGAAAATGGAAAAATACATGAAAGGAGCGGTGCGATAATGTACGGAGGTGGACAGTGGACAACCCAGAATAAGGTTTTGGGTGGTGCTTATATCAATTTTATTTCGGCGGCGCGCGTGACCACGAATCTGTCAGAACGTGGCGTGGCATCCATGCCTCTTGAACTTGACTGGGGTGCAGATAACGTGATGATGGAGGTGGCGCAGGAAGATTTCATTAAGAATTCGCTCACGCTGTTCGGTTATGCCTATACAGATGATAAGATGCAGCCGTTACGCGAACTGTTTACGCATGCGACAAAGGCTTATATCTATAAGCTGACATCGGGCGGCGCAAAGGCGGAAAATACCTATGCGACAGCGAAGTGCTGTGGAATCCGTGGCAATGATCTGAAGGTTGCTATTGCGGCGAATGTGGACGGAGATGGCTTTGACGTGAAGCTGTATCTGGATACGCAGCTTGTGGATTCCCAGACGGTAGCATCCGCGGCAGATCTGAAAGAAAATGCCTGGGTTACATGGAAAGAAACCGCACTTGAAGCAACGGCAGGCGTTCCGCTGGCAGGCGGTACGAATGGGACGGTCAATGGTGAGGTGCACCAGAAATACCTGGATCTCTTGGAATCATATACCGTGAATACGATCGGCGCGAGTGTGAGTGATGCTACCACGGCGAAACTGTACGCCGCATTTGCAAAGCGTATGAGGGACAAGGTCGGGGCGAAATTCCAGGCAGTCCTGTATAACTGCGCGGCGGATTATGAGGGCGTCATCAATGTGAAGAACAGCCCGGATGTGATTCCGTGGGTTGTGGGTCTGGAGGCGGCGTGCGGGGTTAATGCAACCTGTACCAACGCGATCTATGACGGGGAGCTTGAGATTGACACCGCCTATACGCAGACACAGCTTGAGAATGCTGTGAAAGCCGGTGAATTCGTCCTGCACAGCGTGGGAACGGAAGTGCGTGTCTTAGAGGATATCAATTCTCTTGTGACACTTACGGAGGATAAAAACGAACTCTTCCAGAGCAACCAGACGATCCGTGTGCTGGATCAGATCGCGATGGATATCGCATCGCTGTTCAACACGAAGTATCACGGCAAGGTTCAGAACAATGAATCTGGTCGTGTCAGCTTATGGAACGATATTGCATCGCATCATAAGCAGTTAGAGCAGCTTGGAGCAATCGAGAATTTTTCGGAGGATGATGTTGTGGTCTCCGCCGGAAGCGAGAAGCGCGGCGTATATGTGGAAGATAAGGTGACGATCGTCAATGCAATGTCACAGTTGTATATGACGGTCGTGATTGAGTAGGAGGTAAAGAGATGTTTAACGCTTATATGAATGAACAGGATGTGCCGTCTGCAAAAGAGGCGGAAGCTTTTGTCACGGTTGGCGAACAGCGGTATAATCTGCTGAACGCAAAGAATTTTGAGGGCAAGGCAAACATCAGCACCAAGGAGATCCCGGTGCTGGGAAAGATCATCTCCGGCAGGAAGCCGACCGGAATGGTCGTGCAGGCAAAAATGACGGTCTACAAATGCTCGGAGATGTTTGACCGGATCGTAACAGAGTACAAAAATACCGGTCATCTGCCGGTGTTTGAATTGCAGACAACAAACAATGATGCGGCTACCTGCATGGGGCGCAGTACAAAGGTTTATCACAACTGCGTGATCGACGGAGATGTGCTGCTGTCAATGTTTGATGCCGAGGGTGGATTTGTCGAGCAGGAGATCAATTTCTATGCTGCGGATTATTCCAGCCCGGAATCCTACAAGGAGCCGTCCTACCTGTAACAAGTCAACGGCGGCGGGAGACTGCCGCCAATTAAGAGATTGAGGAGAAAAAACATATGGGAAATTTAAAAGCATTTTTGAAACAGAATAAGAAAGCCAAAAAGACAACGCAGTTTGCTGCCACAAAGTCACTGTGTGATGAGAACGGTGATCCGTTACTCTGGACGATCAGACCTCTGTCCACAAAAGAATCTGCGGCAATCCGGGATGAATGTACGATTGAGGTGCCGGTAACCGGCAAGCCTGGACTGTATCGGCAGAAGGTTAATACGGATGAGCTTCTGAGAAAAATGATTTGCGCCGCGGTTGTGGAGCCGGATCTGCACAATGCAGAACTGCAGGATTCCTATGGCGTTATGAGCGCAGAGGCATTGATTGTGGAAATGGTCGACAACCCGGAAGAGTTCGGTGAGCTTGCCACATTCGTGCAGGAATACAGCGGCATCGATGAGACACTGCAGGAGAAGGTTGACGAGGCAAAAAACTAATCAATGGCGGCGACGGTGAAGCGGCATATGCGCATTATTGCTTGCAGAAGTTTCACTGGCTGCCGTCATTCTTTTCTGAATTGGATCGGAATGAGAAAGCTTTTGTGATTGCGTCCATTGATCTTCGGGTCGAGGAAGAAAAGCGCAAGGCAAAAGAAATCCAGAAGTAGGAGGTGAGAGGATGTCAAGTATTCAGACTGCGATAGAGTTGTCGGACCGTATGTCTGCGCCGCTCTACAATATCTGCACGGCGGTGAATATGGTGATAAGCAATTTTGAAGCGCTGGAATATGCGTCAAGCACCGCGATTGATACGTCGTCGATGGAAGAGGCGCGGCAGCTGCTTGCCGATAGTATGGTGGGTTTACAGGACATCACAAGCGCTACGGAGAGCGCACGCCGGAAACAGGAGGAATACAACCAGAAGATACAGGCTGGATCACAGCATACGGATGTTCTCGTGAATAAGGTGAAATCACTTGTCGGAGCGTATGTTGGCATTTCTACGGTAAAAAACGCACTGGATCTGTCGGATGAACTTACGCAGACCACGGCGCGCCTTGATATGATGGTGTCGCAGTATAATGCTTTGAATGGGACAATGCAGACGACAGATGAACTCTCGCAGATGATCTTCCTGTCGGCGCAGAATTCCAGGGCGTCTTATATGGATACAGCCGCATCGGTGGCGAAGCTTGGAAATAATGCCCGGGATGCTTTTGCATCGACCGGCGAGATTGTGCAGTTCGCGGAGCTGGTAAATAAGCAGTTTACGATAGCCGGGGCATCGGCAACAGAATCGTCCAATGCGTTTTTACAGTTGACACAGGCGTTAGGGTCTGGCGTACTCCGTGGCGATGAGCTGAACAGTATTTTCGAGCAGGCACCGAACTTGATCCAGACTGTGGCTGATTACATGGGTGTTCCAATCGGTAAGATCCGGGAAATGGCATCAGATGGACAGATCACCGCGGATATTGTAAAGAACGCAATGTTTGCGGCGGCAGATGATATAGATGCAAAGTTCAACTCTATGCCGATGACCTGGGGACAGCTATGGACATATTACTCCAATCAGGCACTTATGACATTTCAACCGGTACTACAGCGGCTGAATGAGATGGCAAACGATCAGCATATGCAAACGGCATTGACCGGAATTATGAATGCCCTGTCCGGGGCGGCAACGATCGCTTTGAATGTGATCGATGTAATGGTAACGGGCGGGGCGTATATCGTGGACAACTGGTCAATGATTGCACCAGTTATTGGCGGCGTGGCAATAGCATTAGGAGCATATACAGTAGCTTTGGGAATTTACAATACAGCTCAAGCGATAAGTAATGGATTAAAAGCAGCGGCAGCGTTAAGGGAGAGTGTTCATGCAGCAGCTTTAGCAATGCAATCTGGAGCAACTTTTTCAGCAACGGCAGCACAATATGGCTTCAATGCAGCACTTTTAGCGTGCCCACTTACTTGGATTGTCATTGCCATTATTGCAGTTATAGCGGCAATATATTTGGTTGTTGCTGCTATTAACAAAGTGCAGGGGACAACCTATAGTGCCACAGGCGTAATATGTGGTCTGGTAGCAACGGCAGGAGCATTTATTGTGAATACGGGAGTAGGGCTATTAAATGGGCTGATACAGCTCATATGGAGTATTTTTGTCGAACCGTTTTTAGGTATTGTTGAATGGGTGCTCAATGTTACAAATGGAGGATTTGACAGCTTTGGCGGAGCGGTTGCAAATCTGATCGGAAATATCATTTCATGGTTTTTATCGCTTGGCGAGGTTGTCACCAAGATTATTGATGCGATTTTCGGAACAGATTGGACAGCGGGTCTTAATGCGTTACAGAACAATGTGCTTGCGTGGGGAAAAAATGAAAATGCAATCACGCTTGATAGGGAAGCGCCCACAATCGCTTATCGTGCAAGTTACAGTGATGCCTATAACAAGGGATATGATTTCGGACAGGGTGTAGAGAACAAAGTTTCTGATTTCTTTGGTGGTATTAAGGATCTTGGAAACAGCGGAGACACCGGAGCGTTAGGCAGTTATGGAGCCGCATCTGATATGGCTGCGAATGTTGCCAACATAGCAGGTGATACATCGAGCATCTCGGATTCGTTGGATGTGTCGGAAGAAGACCTTAAGTATCTGCGAGACATTGCAGAGCAGGAAGCAATCAACCGTTTTACAACGGCGGAAATCAAGGTCGATATGTCCGGTATGAGTAACACCGTACACAATACAAATGACCTGGATGGCATCGTGGATGGACTGACAACCAGAGTTTTACAAGCGATGGAAGTAGTCCGGGATGGTGCTTAAAAGTGTCGACAAATGCGGAAGGGAGGTGTATACTAAAAATTACAAATATAAAAGGGGAGGTTCAGATATGGGACTGTTTGGGAAAAAGATACCAGATGGCATAAGAGTTGTGTTTTATGAGGGCGACTTGGAGGGATTTCAATGCAATTTCGCAAGTCAATTGCTATTAATGGACGATGTTCTGCGAATTACAAAGATTAACCCTTATGTGGAAGCAAGGTTAGATAGAAACAGAATATCTTCAATAGATATTTTTTCGGAAGTAGAATATATGGCAAAATATAAAGGAGCATCTGTTCAGACATCAAAGGTAAAAGAAATTCCGAAAGCGTACTATGTCATTAATTATGTTGATAAAAATGGAGAAAAGAAGCATTTGGATTTTTGGGGAACGGCATCGGAATCACTAAAAATAATGAAAATGCGAGAACAGTTACAGAAGGATAAACCGTCATTATCATATGATATTTAATAGTTATCCCCGCTTACATAACGTAGGCGGGGATTTTTATACCCATTTTTAGGAAAGGAGGAATGACCGTGGCATACAGATTGTATATGGATGGCATTTTATTTCCCGTTACGCCGTCCAAGATCACCATGAAAATTAACGGCAAAAATGAAACGGTCACACTGATCAATGAGGGGGAAGCCAATATTTTAAAAAGCCCCGGGCTGACGGACGTGGATTTTGAGCTGCTGCTTCCGGCGGTGCAGTACCCGTTTGCGGTATACCCGAGCGGATTCCGTCCGGCAAAATACTATCTGGACAAGCTGGAAGCGTTGATGAGCGCCAAGAGTGCATTTCAGTATGTGGTCACGCGAACGGATGGAACGAATCAGCGTTTGTTTGATACCAGCATGAAGGTATCGATTGAAAGCTACGACATCGTGGAGGACGCGGGGGAAGGGCTGGATGTAACGGTAAAAGTAAAGCTCCGGCAGTACCGGGAATTCACAACCAAGGCGTGTACGATTGACATTTCGCTTCCGAAGCCGAGAGCTGCAATGCAGGCAGCAAGAGCGGCATCATCCAACGCGCCGTCCGGCGAGTCTTACACGGTGAAAAAGGGGGATTGCCTGTGGAAGATTGCAAAGCAGTATTATGGGAACGGAAGCAAGTGGGGAACGATTTACAATGCCAATAAGTCGGTGATCGGCGGGAATCCGAATCTGATCTATCCGGGGCAGGTACTTGCCATTCCGGCGGCGTAGGAGGGACATATGTACGAGTTATTGATACAGCATGATAGCACGGCGTATATGCCGCCTGTGAAAGAAGAAGTGAAGGTTACGACGGAGCGGCAGATCAGCCCCGGAGTGCTCGAATTCAGCTTTGTGGACACTGGAATCAATATTGGAAATGGTGATCCGGTTCGGTTCAAGGATGCAGATGGAAAAGAAGTGTTCTATGGATTCATTTTTCGCATGAAACGCGATCGCAGTAACATTGTGACGATTACGGCATATGACCAGATACGGTATCTGAAGAATAAGGATACGCTCGTATATGAGAATAAGACGGCGGATGGTGTGGTGGCGCTGATCGGTGAGAAGTATGGATTTAACATCGGTACACTTGCCAATACGGTGTGGGTGATCGCGTCGCGGGTGGAAGATAATGTGTCGCTGCTTGATATGATCAGTAATGCCCTGGATCAGACGTTGCAGAATACGGGGGACTTGTACATCCTGCATGACGATTTTGGAAAGCTGAATTTGTCTTTCCTCGGTGATATGTATGTGCCGATCATGATCGATGCGGAAACTGGCCAGAATTATGACTATGAGTCTTCCATCGATGAAAATACCTATAACCGGATCAAACTGGTTTATGACAATGAGGATGCCGGGAAGCGGGAGGTTTATATCGCACAGGATTCATCCAATATCAACAGGTGGGGGATTTTACAGTATTTTGATGCGCTGCAAAAGGGAGAAAACGGACAGGCAAAGGCGGACGCGTTATTACAGCTTTACAATAAGGAGACGCGGACGCTGACAATCAAGGATGCCGCCGGAGACTCCCGGGTGCGCGGTGGATCGCTCGTTGTGGTGCAGCTTGATCTCGGCGACGTGAAGATTCAGAATCTCATGTTGGTGGAAAAATGCGTTCACAAGTACGGCGAGAGCAAACACACAATGGATTTGACAGTATCGGGAGGTGATTTTAGTGCATGACGCAAATGATTTTGTCCGGGCGGTGCAGCAGGTATCGACGAATGCGAATGATGCCGGATATCCGGCTACGGTGATGTCCGGGACGGTAACATCCGCCAGCCCTTTAAAAATCAAAATCGAACAGAGATTTGAGATCAGCGGAAGCATGTTGATTCTGCCGGAACATTTGAAAGAGCGTGAAATCAAGGTGACAGTAAAGCCGACACATACCGAGGACGGCGGTACGCCGGAGCATAACCATGAATATGGCGGCGAATTAACGGTGACGGTACATAGCGGTCTGAGCGTTGGTGACAGCGTGCAGGTGGTCCGGCAGCAGGGCGGGCAGAAATATCTTGTAATCGGGAAGGTGGTGTAAGCATGATACCGGTATCAAACCAGTTGAAAAACGTCGAAGTGGTAGAACAGCCGTCCCTCTGTCCGAGAATGATCGTGGAAAGTGAACGGATCATAGGGCAGTGCGATGATGTCGAAGCTATTAAGCAGGCGATCTATAACATTCTGAATACCGAGCGGTATCAGTATATTATTTTTTCGTGGGACTATGGTGTGGAACTTAAGGATCTGTTCGGAAAACCAATCGATTATGTTATGCCGGAGGTAGAGCGGCGCATCACGGAGGCTCTGGTGCAGGATGACAGGATTGATTCATGCGACAGTTTTGAGTTTGAGAAAAAAGGAAGAAAATTGCTGGTTACGTTCGTTGCACATACGAAATTTGGAAGCGTTCCGGCACAGAAGGAGGTGGATGTATAAGTGTACGAGGAGCAGACGTTTGATGCAATTATGCAGAGGATGCTTGAGCGCATCCCTGATACGTTGGATAAGAGAGAGAGCAGTCCTGTATATATGGCGCTTGCACCGGCGGCGGTCGAATTGGCATCGCTGTATGTTGGATTTGATTGCATGCTGGCGGAGACATTCGGCGATACAGCATCGCGGGAGTACCTGATCCGGTTATGTGCGGATAGGGGTATCACACCCAAGACAGCTACGTATGCGGTACTGGAATTAGAGACGGATGTGGCGGTGCCGGTCGGAACACGGTTTACCGGCGGGGATCACATTTATAAGGTGACGGCAAGCGGACAGGTAACCTGTGAGCAGCCGGGGGCTGCCGGGAACGAATACCTGGGGAATGTTATCCCGGTGGAGTATGTGATGGGGCTCACAACGGCAAAACTTACGCGTGTGTTGATCTACGGAGAGGACGACGAGGATACCGAAACTCTTAGATTGCGGTATCAGGAATCTTTCAATGAACGGGCTTTTGCCGGGAATGCAAAGGACTATCATGACAAAACACTGGGAATAGCAGGAGTTGGCGCTGTTAAAGTGATCCGGGCATGGAATGGTCCGGGAACGGTCAAACTTGTGATTTTAGACAGTGTTTTCGGAAAGGCAACGGATGTATTGATTCAGACGGTGCAGAAAGAATTTGACCCGAATAAAGACGGGCATGGCGATGGCCTTGCACCGATCGGGCACGCGGTGACAGTTGACACCGCATCCGAAGTCACTGTTAATATTGCGGCGACGATAACCTATGATAACGGATACGACCTTAATACCTGCAAGACCCAGATCGAGACAGCCATAGAGGAGTATTTTGCCGGACTTAGAAAGAACTGGGAAAATCAGTCAAAACTGGTTGTGCGGATTGCGTCTATTGATGCAGCGATCATGGGCGTGAAGGGTGTGGTGGATGTGACCGGTACAACGCTTAACGGCGGGGGAAACGTCGAATTAACAGAATATGAGATCCCGGTGCTGGGGGTGGTTACTTATGGCTGATCGTTATATCAATCTTAAGGAACTGCTCCCTTTGTATTTGCAGGCGTATAAGGAACTTGCCGCACCTATGGATGCGGAAACACCGGAGTTCCAGATAATTGAGGCGGAACATAACAGGATCATTGCCAACCGCTATATCGTGACCTGCGATGAGGAGGGCATTGTTCGATATGAGCAACTCATGGGAATCCAGCCCAAGGCAGATGATACGTTGGAAGACCGGATTTTCAGATGCATAACAAAGTGGAATGTGTGTCTGCCGTACAATTATGCTTTCCTCGATCAAAAGTTAAGGGAACTATGTGGAGCTGAATATACGTTGGATCTGGACATTGCTGGCCAGACCGTAACAGTTAAAGTGGGACTTGCGCAGAAGAATCAGTATGATGTGGTCGCGGAAATGCTGGAAGAGATAGTTCCATGCAACTTACAGTTGAATCTTTCTTTACTGTACAATCAGTACCAGGCGCTTAAACCATATCCACATATTATTCTGGCGCAGTTTACACATTGGGAATTGCGGAATTTGAGCATCCCCCGGAATTTAAGTGCTGCGGTAGAGAATATAGCGGCGTATACAGTGGATGATCTGGCACGCTTCACAGTGGAAGAGGTTGCGAATATAGGAATCAGAAAGAAGGTATGAGATGAAACTTACAGATTTATTCAAATTCAAGCTGTTTGAGAGAAAAGACGTTGCAGATCTGGCGGTGGTCAATGAGAACTTCCAGGCGGCGGAGAGCGAGATTGACAAGCGGCTGCTCAAAACTGCAGTGCAGAACACAAACACAGTTACAGAAGCGGGATATGCACTGGATGCCAGACAGGCGAATCCGAATGTTAAGGGATCGTTGGGAGATCAGATCCATCAGCTTTCCGAAAATGATCAGAAAAAATTTGCTACCAGAGGATCATTCACAGGAAATATTGATGACCTGATAAATAGCACGGATGCAGGAACATACTGGATCAATTATACAGAGGTGACCGGAACACAACCAGCACTGTCAGAAAGTGCTTATTATAATCTGGCGGTATTTTGTGCGACAAATCAATCATCTGTGGTACAGGTTGCATATGTGTTCAGCAGCTGCAAGATGTATATGCGCATGTATATGAACCGGCAGTGGTATCCCTGGACAGGCTGTTATACACAAGCAGAAAGCGATGCTAAGTTTGGGGAGCCTTTGTCATATGTCAATACCCAGATGAATTGTGCTGCTCTTATAAAGGTTGAAGCACATGGAGCATTGGCAACGGCATCTTTGTATACACTCACGAGCTACAAGAAAAACTTTGGCTCCAGTGAAATTAATTTCAACCAGTATGGAGCAATTACCGTAAAAAAAGAAGGCTGGTATATGCTCAGTATGATGTTGACTGTTGATAAAAATTTTACAACGACAAATACAATTGCAACCGTACACCGGTATGATGCAGGAGACAGCAACGACACGCTGATCGCGGAAGATTATTTTTATCAGGCAAACAATGTCCATAATGTCAACATCAATATACTTATCCCGATCAAGGCGAATGGATATATTAAGATCTATGCACTTGGCCGTATTGCAGGGGGCTATATTACACTTAGGCGAATTAATTAAAGGGAGGCAGACAAGAAAAATATGAGATTAAAAACAGCAAAAGGCATTTATGAAATTGTAAATGCAAATCATGAAAACGGAAAATTGAATATTGTATTTGAAAACCAGTCCTGCGAAGCTTTGCAGGATATTTTTTCGGTCAAAAATGATCTGGCACGGCTGGAGATTTATGATCATGATGAGCGGACCAGCATTATCACTGAGTATGTGGTGCTTGAACGTGTGGTGCTTGAGGATAATCATGCGACGGTAGTTCTCGGAAGAGAAAGTGATGACTATTCGCAGCGCGTCACGGATCTTGCATCAAAACTTGCGGAGGCATCGGCAACCGCATCGGAGATGGCGGAAACAGTTACCGCGACAAATAAGACGGTTGATGGAAATACAACCGATATTCAGAAGCTTGCTGCCGACATGGATTATCTGGCTATGCAGATGGAGGTGACATTGGATGAGTAAACATTATGAAAAGGTAAAAGGGTATTATGACAAGAAACTTTGGAGCAAAATCCGTGTGTACAATGCGGTAGGAAAGTGGATCACAGCCGGGGAATATGAGGAGATCACCGGGGAGACATATGAGGAACCGGCGAAGAAAAGTGCTGAGGAAGATACAACTATGATGTAGGAGGAGAATCATGAAACAGACGGAGAATTATGGCTTTAACGTACCGGAGGAACATGAATTTTATGATGTTGCAGCGCAGAATGAGAACTGGGAGAAGTTAGATGCGGCTTTAACACAAATCGAGAGCCGGCTGCAGGAAATTGCAGAAGCAAAACAGTAACAGAACCATAGTCATAGCGCCGAACAATTGATCTTTGTGATCGAGCGTCCGGCGCTATTCAGTTGGCACAAACCTGCATAAGCAGTGTTTTATACTTATAAGGAAAGAGAGGAAATGATATGGAAAAACTTTTTAATCACACAAGCATTTTTGTAGGAATCGTCGGCGGGATTATTGCCGGCTGGCTCGGCGGCTGGGATATGCTGCTTAAGACGATCGTGTTTCTGGCGGTGGCGGATTATGTGACCGGAGTTATCAAGGGCATTTATACCAAGACACTGAGTTCAGAGACGGGCTTCAAGGGGCTTCTGAAAAAGATTGTGATGTTCATCGTGATTGCAGTAGCATATTCGATTCAGAAACTGTTGAATGATGCGATCGCGCTGCGGGAGATTGTGATTATGTTTTACATCTGCAACGAGGCACTGAGCCTGCTGGAGAACGCGGCAATGTTTATCCCGATCCCGGACAAGCTTAAGGATGTGCTGTTGCAGCTGAGAGATAAGGAGGTAGAGGACAATGGCAAATAGAAGAATTGGACAGGCAGGACTTGCCCTTATCAAGCAGTACGAGGGATGCAGACTGGCAGCATACCGGTGCGCCGCCGGTGTATGGACCATCGGGTACGGTCACACGGCGGGCGTACATAGCGGCATGACAATCACACAGGCGCAGGCGGACGTATATCTGCAGCAGGACATTGCAAAGTTCGAGGGATACGTCAACAATCCCGCATACGTTCCGATCACCGCAAATCTCAACCAGAATCAGTTTGATGCGCTGGTCAGCTTTGCCTTTAACTTGGGCGCCGGAAACCTCCGGAAGCTTTGCAAGGGCAGAACAGCGGCGCAGATCGCACAGGCAATGACACAGTATTGCAAAGCCAACGGCAAGGTGCTGGCAGGATTAAAGCGGCGTCGGGCGGCAGAGCAGGCATTGTTTAACAAGCCGGTAAGCGCGGCTACACCGGCACAGAATCAGAATACGGAGGATTACAACATGAAGACGATCAAAAAGGGTAGCAAAGGCAACGCGGTAAAGGTATGGCAGATCATCATCGGCGCGGCGGCGGACGGCATCTTCGGCAGCGGCACGGAATCGGCAACCAAGACATGGCAGAGCAATCACGGGCTGACTGCGGATGGAATTGTCGGTAAGATGAGCTGGAAAGCGGGACTGGAAGCACTGTAA